GTTATCACGTAAAGAGCGGCTTGCCATTGAAAAAGATGCCCGTGAGCGTTTACTACGTGAACAAGAGGCCAACCTTGAAAAAACAGCCAAAGCCCAAGGTATGAGCGCTGAGCAAGTGCAATTCTGGCGTGAGAAAGTGCTGGGGATTCAATAATGGCCGCCATAATACAACCTTTAGCCACTACAGTGCGCGTTATTGAGTGGGAAGAACTACCCGAAAAAGTGCGCTGTATTCCTGATAATTTCGACCCGTTAGCCGATGGCGTGCTAATGGGGCATCAAAAAGAATGGGTTAAGCTAAAAGCCCAGCTAAAACTCTCTAGGAAAGGCCGCCGTACAGGCATCACATTTGCTGAGGCACTTGATAAGACCCTAGTAGCTAGCGCTAGTATTATCGCGGGTGGTCGTAGTGTGTACTATGTAGGTGACACTAAAGACAAAGGCCTCGAATTTGTTGGCTACTGTGCTAAGTTTGCGCGTGTAATAGCTGAGGCGCAAGGGCAAGGCGTTTCTGGTATTGAGGAGTTTATTTTTGAAGATCAAGATGAAAAAGGCAATAGCAAAAATATAACCAGTTACCGCATACGATTCAGCTCTGGTTATCAAGTGGTTGCACTTTCCTCAAGACCTTCAAATATTCGCGGTTTACAGGGTGATGTGGTAATTGATGAGGCGGCCTACCATCAAGACGTCNAAGCCGTTATTGATGCAGCAAGCGCGCTGCGGATTTGGGGCGGTAATATTACCATTATCAGCACTCACAATGGCATAGATAACGCTTTTAACACGCTAGGCAATGACATAATTGCAGGGTATTACGGTAAAAATGCTTTAGTGCATACCGTTACTTTTGATGATGCAGTGGCTAATGGCTTGTATGAGCGTGTTTGTTTGATGAACAGATGGACGCCCAGCGCTGAGGCCAAAGAGGAATGGTATACAGATATTCGCAAAGGTTACGGCACACGCCTTGCCACTATGCGTGAAGAGCTTGATTGTATACCCCAAGAAGGTAGTGGCGTGGCTCTGCCAAGCACATGGATTGAGCGCGCTATGCGGGAAGCCCGCCCAGTGCTGCGGCTTACTCTTGATGATGATTTTCTTAAGAAAACACCTAACGAATGTAAAAGCTATATTGATGATTGGATTAAGCAACACCTTGCGCCGCTTATTGCAAAGCTTAATCCAAAGCAACGCCATATACTTGCCCAAGATTACGCACGACACAGAGATTTTTCAGTGATTGGCATAGGCGCAATAACCGAAACGCTAAAGCTATATGTGCCCTTTATAATTGAATTGCACAATGTACCTTATAACGAACAAAAGCAACTTGTATGCTATATCCTTGATAATTTGCCGCGCTTTGTTTCTGCCTCATTTGATGCCACTGGCAATGGTGAAACATTGGCCGAAAATATTGCCCGTAAATACAGCTCTACACGAGTCCATCAAATTAAATTAAACCGCGCTTGGTACGGTACTTGGACGCAGCAATTAATTAATCTATTTTCTGATGATTTTATCGACTTGCCACGGGATGAAAATATTGAACAAGACTTGCGGCAGATCGTAACCATTGACGGCGTTAAGATGGTACCTGACTTGAGGCTTAAAGACTTAAAAGAGCCGCACCTTATACGTCACGGCGATAGTGCCGTCATGGTTATACCATTACCAATAAGGATTATGAGGCCTCTATCTCAGTATTACGCACCGATATTGAGGACGATAATATCGGCAATTTAGGCACGCTTATTGATGAGATGGGCTACGCGGCAACTATTCACCCCGATGAGCTAATCTATTTATTGCTTTCTCTTGGCCATAATGAGCTTTGTTTTGATGGTCAAAATTTCTTTGATACCGATCACCCAGTCTACCCCGAAGTGGATGGCACGGGCACGGCTAAAGTGGTAAGCAATCTTTTTGAAGATAGTGCCAACCCAACAACACCATGGTTTTTACTTGATACCTCACGCGCTTTAAAGCCATTGATATGGCAAGAACGTAAAAAGCCAGTATTTACCCTTATGACTGATGATAAGGATGAAGAGGTATTTATGCGTAATACCTACCGCTATGGTGTTGATTCACGGGGCGCCGCTGGCTTTGGTTTTTGGCAAATGGCTGCCCGCTCAACTTATGAGCTTAATGTTGATAATTTCGATATGGTGTTTAGCACAATGCGTGCTCAGCAAGCTGATGGTGGCCGCCCGCTTGATATTCGGCCAACGGTGCTAGTGGTACCTACCACATTGGAAACCAAGGCAAAGAAACTGATTAATACAGAGAAATTGCCCAACAATGTGGATAACCCTTTTTATAAATCCGTAAAAATACACGCCACCCCATGGCTTAACGTGTAGGAGATAGCGAAATGGCAAAAGCTAAAAAAAATATTATTAATATGGCCGCAATTGCTAGCGCGGTATTTGTTAAGGCAACGATTAAAAGCCGTTGCCGTGCTGGCTATGTGTTCAATAATGAAGAGGAAACTCGCATCGAGATCGCCAGCTTGCCTGATGGGGCGCTGGCGATGTTAGAAAAAGACCCTTACCTCAAATTAACCTATGAGCGTGAGGGTGCTGAGGGTGGCATCTTTGATGGCGAGCTTACTGCGGCACTTAAACGCGCTGAACTTGCTGAGAAAGCATTGAGCGAAATAACCGAAGATCGCGACCTATTGAAAGGCTTGAATGATGAGCAGCAAAGCAAACTAATTGCCGCCACTGCTCAAGCTCAAGATTTAAAGACTGAGCTCGACAAAAAAGAGGCTGAACTCACTGCCGCGCAAGCTCGCATTGCTGAGCTAGAAGCGGCCACCACTAAAGGAGCTAAGAAGTAAATGGCCTATTGCACGCTTGCGCAATTAATTGAGCGCTACACCGCCGATGATCTTGCGGTATTGACTGATAGATCAGACGGCTTGCCGCCTGTTATCGATCAAGCAGTCATTGAGCGTGCCATTGCCGATGCTGATGCCGAAATTGATATGTACCTAATGGCACGCTATAAGCTGCCATTGGTTACGGTACCTTTAGCACTGGTTAATACTAGCTGTATTTTAGCCTATGCTAATCTAAACCCCCACCAAGCCAAAGACAGCCCAGCAATGGAGAACGCCGCACGACAACGCGACAAGTTACAGCTTTTAGCAGAGGGTAAACTGAGCTTAGGACTAGATGAGGGCAAAGAAGAGGCACCCATTGCCAACACGGTGCAAATATCAGAAGGTCGCAATGATTTCAAGGGGCGTTATTAATGGCTGATAACTATCTGTTTTTAGAGGAGCTTTTAATTAAGCGCATAAATGACCAAGTACAAGGCCTTAAGTTTGTTGGTAGTGCCCCCGATATTGATGCAGTTAAACAACAGCGCCAAAAAGTACCCGCAGCCTATGTGATCTATTTAGGTGATGACATTGTAAGTGATGTAACTCACCAAGGTGGTAACAGAGTGGTGCAAAAGTTAGTACAAAACTGGGCGATTGTTTTAACCGTCAACCAAGCTGATAGCATGGCCAATGGAGCAGCCGCAAGACGTCAAACGGGCGAGCTTTTAGGCTCTTTAATTAAAAAGCTAACAGGGTGGGCACCAGTAGAAGGAGTTACCCCGCTAAAACGTGCGGCAGGGAGATCGGCCACCTTTGTGATCGGTAGCTTTTTATATTATCCGTTGATTTTTCAAACCTCTTTTATTTTTCCAAAGACTGAGCCGTGGAGGCCTCCACAATGAAAAAATACAAAGTTAAACTACTTAAAACTCATACCCATGAGGGTGTTGAGCGGCAAGTGGGTGATCTTATCGAAGTAACCAAACTAGAAGCACTTTTTTTATTTAAGCAACAGGTAATTGACAAGCTACCTATTAAATTAGGCGCTGCCGATGAAGCAGCCGAAGGAGTACAAAATGGCGATTAATCCAAAAACCGCACTAGCTAAAGAGATTTACTACTATGGTCAAGGTAAAGTAAGCATTGCCGAGATCAAAAGCGATGGCACACTCGGTAATTGGGTGTTTTTATGGGATGTATCCCAGCTTAATACCTCAGCCGATGTGACTAACCTAGACCATAAAGAGGCATGGTCGGGCGAAATGTCAACCGCTCGCAGTTTTATTATTGGTAGTGAAATTACTATTAATATGACGTTATTCAATTTTAACCCGCACAACCTTGCTATTGGCATGCGTGGTGAAAATGTCATAAAAGAAGCGGGAACGGTTACAGCATTTGAACTGCCAATTGTTGAGGAAGGCGATACCATATTCCTTGATGATATGGGCATATCAGACTTAGAACTCACCGACCAAAGCAGTGCGGCATTAGGTGAGGAGTTTTATACATTAAATCCTGCCTCGGGTGAAATTGTTTTCAAAAGCTTGCCAACCCCAGCATTAACTCAACCTTTTAAAGCAGCTTATAGCCATGGTGCTACCATAACCACAGGGCTATTAAATGCTAAAGGTAAAAATTACGCGCTGCGTTATGATGGGGTAAACCTTGCCGAAAACAGTGCCCCTTGTGCGGCCATGTTCTATAAAATGTCGGCGGGTATGGCTGAACAGATTGCCCTTATCACCAGTGGTGATGCACTGGCTAGTATGAACATAGCAGGCAAAGTGTTGCGTGATTCGTCTAAACCTTCAGATGCTAAATACGGTAACTTTGGCTATTATCGTCAATTAGCTGCATAGGTGAGCTTATGACAAAGGCACAAAAGGACAAACAAGCAAAAAACGCTGAGGAGCTTACTATTATATTTCCCGACCAAGCTGTGGAGCTTGGCGGGAAAAAGTTTGTTATGCGTGAGCTCAGATTTGCCGAGCAATTGCAACACAATAGCCTATTGCAAGTACTAGCAAAGCATATTGATAAAGTAGACATACAAGGCTTGGCGGTTGAAGATTCCACCAATGCGATTATTGATATTCTAGCGGTAGAGTATGAAACAACGGTTAAATTAATGGCCATTTGCTCAGGTCAAAGCATCGATTGGGTAACGAATTTAACACCCGCAGAGGGCGAGGATTTAATACTCTTTTGGTGGTCATCAAATAGCCATTTTTTTATCAGGCGGCAGATGAGAAAGGCAGAGATAACAGCACAGATGAGAATATTGCAAGCTGGGGCGAAATCGTGCAAACCCTCATCGAAAGTGGCCACCGCTTCAAAGAGATCACGCAAAGCTACACGCGCCGCCAAATAGAGCTATTTTACCGTAAAGCATTACAGCAAGCCGATTACAGGCAAGCCAATCAAATCGTTGCCACTAATAAAGGTTTTAATGGTGGCGATGATGCTAACCAAACTATTAACACTCTGTTAAAAAGCGATTAACCTCGCTTTTTTCTTTTGATAGTCCAAAAAGATAAAAACCCCTAAAAAAACCAGAATAGCAACCATATTCAATGGTTTTTTTGGGCTTTTTATGGCAAGCAGCACAGCAAAATTAAAAATACAGATTCAAGCCGATCTTGCAGCCGCTAAGGCTGAACTAGAAAAGCTTAACAAAGCGGTTGCTAACCTTTCGCCCAGTGCTGACCGTGCAGCCACTTCAATGGCTAAAACTAATACCGCGGTAACTAATTCAGGTAAGGCCGCGCTGGGCGCCGTAGCGGCTTTTTTATCGCTAAAAACAGCCATGAAACTGGGCTCTATAGCTGATGATTACGGCCAAATGGCTAGCCGCTTGAAAATGGTCACCAGTAGTGCAGATGAGTACAACCTAGTACAACAGCGCATTATGCAAACCGCTGACCGTACTTATAAACCACTAGCCGATCAGCAAGAGCTTTTTATTAGATCAAGCAGCTCAATGAAGGAACTGGGCTACGCCACCACGCAAACCCTTGATTTTTTAGATAGTGTTAGCTCTTCTTTAACCATTAACAGTGCCAGTGCTGAAAAGTTTGCCCGAGCCAATGAAGCTATATCAAAAGCCATGGTGGATGGTACTTTATCAGGTCTAAACTGGACAGCAGTAATGCAAACCATGCCCACTGCTATCGGTGATATAGCGACTTATTTAGGTAAAACAGAAACACAAGTAAAAAGGTTAGCCTCTGAGGGTAAGCTATCCATGCAAATCTTTGCTGATGCAATGATTGCAGCACAAAAGCGTAACGCTGAACTTGCTGAGAATATGCCCACCACCATCGGCGATGCCTTTACCAAGTTAAACAACCACTTTAGTGCTTATATTGGTGAGTTAAATGAAGCCATAGGCGCAACCAGCTTAGTATCAGGCGCAGTGAGTGAGTTAGCTAATTTATTCGATACGGCATTCACTGCCAGCACTATTGAGTTTTTTGCAGTGCTTAAGGGTGTATTAGATGAGATCAGCAACAACTTTATGGCTATTATCAAAGCGGCAACCGATACCGATAGCTATCTTGCGGCCTTTGGCAATCGTGCGGTTGAAGTAGGCAAAAAAATTGATTTAAGTTTTACTAATATCCCTGCCAATATCAAGGCATTGATCGAGATCGCTGTGGTTGAGATTATGGGCTTTATTGAGAAAGCGATGGTACGCATTAAAGCATTAACTGCCGCATTTAAGGCATTGCGCACTTTTAGTACGAGTGAAGTATCCAACGCCTACAATACTGAAATTGCCAAGCTTGATGAGATCAACGAACGCCAAAAAGCACAGATCACAGATATTTTAAACGAACGTCAAAAAATTCTTGATAGTGCAAAAAAAGAAAAAGAGGCATACCTTGCCAGTAAAGATGCCACTGCCGAACAAACCAAGGCCACTGAAGAGCTACAACGTGCTACCGAGGAAGCCATGGAGCGTGCCAAGGCAGCCGCCGAAAAGTATGGCATAACCCTTGACGGTACCAGCCAAAGCATTGAAAGCTTGATGAAAGACAGTAAGCTCAGCTATGGCGAACTTACTAGCCAGCTCGATGCCCTTGCCAAAAAATTACAAAATGAGCTACCCAGTGCAGGGAAAACCGCCGCCCAATCACTTGATGAGCTTGGCAAAAAAGCCTTACAAGCCGCTGCCCTTGCGGGTGCCTCCACCGAAGAGTTGGAGGCATTAAGCGCTAAGCTGGCCAATCTTGGCAAAATGCAACAACAAGTTGATACAGGCAAAGCCCAAGAGAAAGCACGCGCTAAAGCCATAAGCGATGCGGCCAGCCTTACCAAAAGCAATGAGAGCTATGTACAAGGCCTTGAGAAACAAGTGCAGCAGCTTGGTAAGGGTAAGATTGCTCTGCTTGAATATGAGATCGCTCAGAAAAAGCTCACAGGTGGCCTTGCAGAACGCGCCAAAGCATCTATTGAGGCCTTAAAAGCCGCTGAAAAGCTTGCCCAAGTTAAAGTTAATCAAGGCATGCAAGTTGAGCTATTGCGCATCAATGGCTCAACCCTTGAGGCCGATCTGCTTGAGTTAGAAACCAATTTTAAGACCACGGTAGAGCAGCTCAAAAAAGAAGGCAATGAGGCTGGTATTGCCATTGCACAGCAACTATTTGATGCGGGCAAAGTTAAAGCTCAAATTGATGAGGTACAGCGTGAACTTGACAGAGCTTTTACTAATCAGAATTTAAAAGAGCAAAGCATTCAGGCGCAAGTAGAAGCTGGCCAGATCAGCCAGTATGAAGGGCAAAAGCGCCTCACTGCGTTACATAAAGAAACCGCGGCCATTGTTGAGAGTTCACTACCCGCACTTGAGCAAATGGCCAAACTACCCAATGCCATGGGTGAGCAAGCACAAACCATGCTTGCCAACTTACAAACGCAGTTAGTTACTTTAAAAACCACTAGCGATGAGCTTACAAATGCTTTTCGTAATGGCTTGCAAGATGGCATACAAAGCTCAATTGATGGGCTTGTTAAGGGTACTATGAACTTGCAAGAGGCTGCCCTTAATTTCGTTAATTCCATTGCCTCAGCAGTGAGTAATATAGCTATTCAAGGCTTAGCCGAGCAGCTTACAGGTGGCTTGATGAGCTCATTAAGCAGCTTAACAGGCTTTTTAGGTGGCGGTGATGCGGCAAATGGTACCGCCAAAGCGGCTGAAATGGCCGCTACTCAAGCCTTAACCACTAGCCTTGGTGCTACCACTACCACAGCGGGCACCGCTGCCACTACATTGGGAAGCTTAACCACAGCAGCAACCGCCGCCACTGCCGCCTTGCAAGTAATGAGTAGTAGCGCAAGCTCCAGCTCTAGCTCTAGCTGGCTCAAGAATATTTTAGGCGGCCTTTCAGGTGCTGCGGGCGCGGGTGCTGGTGGTGGTGCATCGGGAGCGGCAGCAGCAAAGTACGCTAACGGTGGCCTTGTTAGAGGTGCGGGTACTGGTACCAGTGACTCAATTCGTGCCTTAATCTCCAATGGTGAATATATCAACCGCGCCGCAGTGGTTAGGCAGAAAGGTGTTAAGCCCTTCTTAGATTTATTAAATACCCAAGGCGCCAAGGCCTTTGATATTTTCAGAGTAAAGCATGCAACAGGTGGCCTTGCTGGAATGCCCGCGCCACGGCTGCCGCGCCCAAGCTTATCGGGCGCTAATAATTTAACCCCTGTAAGCGCTGGCAATACAACCGTTGAGAATGGTGTCGCTTTACATGTATACGATGACCCGCGCCGCATTATTGGCTCAGCCTTCTCAGATGATGGCATGGAGAATTATTACTTAAAAATTGAGCGCAACCCGCAGCGTCTTAAGTCTATTTTAAATATTTAATATGAGGAGTTTTTTATGGCGTTTATAACTGGCAGAGTTGATGACAGTAATGGTGAGGATGCACATTACAACCTATTACAATTAATTCACGATCTTGCCACGGCAAACGGTTGGCAAGCACTACGATACGATACCACTATCGCAAATCGTGAATTAATCCTTAAGGGCTCAGGCTACAGTGGTGATGATGAGATATTTCTTTGCTTTTATTGTTACCAAAACGCTAATAGTGATTATTACAATTTAGCGGTAGGCACAGCGCTTGGCTATGTGGCAAGCAATACTATTACCACTCAGCCGAATGTAACCTTTTGCGGTGTGCCAACTCATAATCAAGGGATTCAATACTGGTTATCAGTCAACCCGCAGCGCATTACAGGTGTGTTGGCGGTAGGTGGAAACACTGTATATGAGTCATTTTATGTGGGTAAATTTTTAGCTTTTGAATATCCTCACAAATACCCGCAACCTCTTGTATGTATTGGCATGTTAGAAACACCAACCGCCACAAGATTCTCCGACACTAATCATGGTATAGGCTTTAAAGGCTACCGAACACAAAGCAATCCAA